ATTTGATTGGAGTTTCTGACGTAATGCAAGTCTATGATTTGTAAAGAGATTTTCTTAGACTATTTTATGTTAATAATTACATTTTTAGATCATTGTGTACTATAACGCCAATCTTGAGGCTCCGGATTCTCCAGATCATGAACATAAAGCGCCATGAGAGCATAATGTAATACCTTCATCAGATCCTTACGATTCTTACCATCTTTTTGGCCGTATCGCTGAGTGTATTTGAGGATGTTACCAAGACAAAATCCTTCGCCATGACCACCATCAATGATAAACTCCGTGGCTTGGAACTTGCCTTTTGCATAGTGTTGATCATATGTAGAGTCAATGTAGTCAGCTAACTCGTTAACTAATTCCTCTTCATTAAATTTATACTCAATTGGCATATTTAATTAATTCCTGTTTGAGTTCTTTATACGAATTAAGTATCTGAACTGGTACCACTCCATCTTGTGTTAAAACAACATCAATTGTCAATACAAGTTCTTTTGCTTTCTCTATCTGCCGTTTAGTTCCAATTGGCATAACTTCGAAGTCATTGCTCGACATCTTCTATCTCCAAAACTGTATTTTTACGAATGTCAACAAAATCACCGTGTGGTGTTTGTAATACATATTTTTCTGATTGCGGATTATTAAGAGAAGGAGGCAGATGACCTACCTCAACGAGTTCCCTATTCTTATCTTGCCAATGTTTAAATTTGATTCGTTTCATTTCCATGAGTCAAACACCGTCTTATCAAATCTTTCACGTTTGAGACCTTCACCAAACTCTGTATTGTCCATGACTGGCTTATCAGCAATATCAGGTCCAATATTTTGTTGTGCATTCTGTTCCACATCATACAACTTCATTCTTGATCTGTCGACTCCAACGACAAATCGACGATGGAGACCGGGGTCGTTATATCTGTTTTTGAGTTGTTTAATGAGGAGTTGGCCGAGGCTCTCAAGTTCTTCGTTAGAGATGGCGGCAAACATGAAATCTGCAGTAGCGGGCAATCCAAAGGACTCGCTAGTGTCCTCGAGGCCCACATCCGACGACGTGAACCCTGTTCGATTAGTCTGCGTTGCTGTAAAGATCGGAAGGTTGAATTCAACTGCAAGTCCCCTTAGCTCTTCGGCAATTGCTTTAACATAGGAATATGTGTTGACATTGGCACCCATACGGATACGAGATGACACACATAGATTAAGATAATCGATGTAGATAATATCAGGCATGAAGTTCTTCTTCAGCTTCAACTCGTTGAGTAGATGTCGAAGGTGACCACTGCCGATAGAGGCAGTCGGATATTCTTTGACAATCAACTTACCAGCTGTCTTACCTTTAATTCGATTGAGTTTAGTTTCATAGGTGTCTTTCGGATATGTCGCTAGATCGTTGAGAGGGACACCCATGAGATTCGCATCGATGCGTTCTGCGATCCTCTCTTCAGCCATTTCTAAGGTGACATATAATACATTCTTGCCTTGCATGAGATTAGATGCAGCGAAGTGACACATCATTAGTGTCTTACCTACACCAGTACCAGCGAGGATAACGTTAAGTGTTTTACGAGGAATACCACCACGAGTGATACGATTAAAATAATCGAGATCGAATGGCTGACGTTCTACCTTCTTGTGATAGAAGTCGTAGCGTGTTTCGAAGTCTTCAAGGAAGTCATGCCCAATATTGGTGTCGAAGGAGACAGCGAGCGCATCAGACAAGATTTCAGGCAATGCACCTTTGTCTTTGTCTGACTTCCCATCGATCACCTGAATCGATTCCATAATGGCGTTGTAGATTGCTTTGTCTTGACAATACTTCTCTGTCTGCTTCAACAGCCATTCTTCATCTGTATCTGATTTATTGAGCGATCCAATGAATTGTACACAAGCTGCATGAGTATCTGTATTGAGAGATAACTCGTCTACCTCGATCTTCAGTGCTTCACGAGATGGACATGCATTATATTTTGTAAAGTACTTGTTTACGAGATTAAATGTGATACGTTGTTCGTGGTTGACAAAGTATTCTTCTTTGAGAAATGGTAGAACACTACGAATATAGTTCTCATCATATAATAGATTGCTGAGTATGAGATTCTCGATTGAGATATCACTCATTAGTTACAAACTCCTCTATCTCTTCGTCTGTGATAATAGCAGAGTGACCAACTTGATAGGTCTGCTTTATATATTCATTAAATTTCTCTGACGTCACAATTGGCAGCCAAAAATCTTTACTATCGGTTTCTTTTAGTCTGAACTTCTTGTCTTCTATTTCCCCGGTGGCAAGATCTGTACGGGCATACCAACCATTAGAGGGCTTGACAACGAATCCTCCTGCCATTGCGATATCCAGAAGTCCGCTCCAACGACTAATACCGCCGCCATGAGTAACAGTAACCGGGATTTTAGATTTTTCACGAACATAACGAGATTTCTCCACATTAATAATAAAGTTATATCCTACCACATCTTTGCCTTCTTTTTCCTGTTGACGACCAATAATGTAGATGTTGTCTGCAGAATAGTATGAACCAGTACCACCACCAACGATATCTTTCGGGAACAATGCCATCTCTTTGTAAGTATGATTTACAACGACCATCGGAATATCTTTCAGTGTGAGATGTGGTGTGACCATACGGAACAATGACTTGATCTGTTTAGCTCGTGACATATCGGCAACTGCCTTCTCATTAAGTGCATCTTCGACTTCTTTCTTCGAAGCGAGGTTACCAATCGAATCGACAATGATGATGACCTTATCACCACGATCTACATTGTCGAGTTGCTTCATGATATCGAACTTAAGTTGTTCAACGTCAGTCACAGGAGTGTGCAGTACACGATCCATATCAATACCAAATGTTTCGAAGTATGATTGAGGTGTACCAAACTCAGAGTCGTAGAACAACAACGCAGCATCGTCATACTTGTCGAGGTATGCTTTCGCCATCAACAAACTGAATGCTGTCTTAAAGTGTTTACTTGGACCAGCCCACATTGTAAGACCAGGTGTGAGACCGCCATCGAGTCTGCCTGACAATGCAAGGTTAATGATAGGAATGGCTGTTGGAATCATGTCCTTCTTTGTAAAGAACTTTGATTCAGAAAGGATAGCTGTATCCTTGATGGTTGAATTCTTTTGAAGCTTCGATAAAATTGACAATGTTTGTACTCCGATGATAAACCAATAGAGATATATTACTACAAAATACTTTTTTTGTACATATCAAACTGGAATATGTTCTATATCATCGCTAACTTCATTCATCGATTCTTCACAATCATATCTTAATTTAATGCTGAATGGATCTTCAGCACCAACTAAACTGTGTATATTTCTTTTATGCGCATCGTATTTGATTTTATTATTTTCATGTTGTCCATCAATACAGACATATCCTCTTACGTCAACTCCATTTAACATGTAAGGTTGACACAACGTCTGCCACCAACCTAATTCAGCTGGCATTAATATTTTTCTATCGTACATATAAAAAACACGATTATAATCAAATAAATCAGCACGATGTATTATAATAAAATCTCTTAAATCTTTTCCCTCGATGGTCATTACTACTTTTTTTGGTTTTACCATATTAGAAAACGTACCTTCATCGTTAAAAGTATGAAATCCGTGTGGTGCCCAATAATCATAGGTATGTTCACAAAAATGTTTTATATGTGATTTAAGTGCAGGATCTATAGTGATATCATATCGACATCTAATTATTATATCATAATCTTTTGAGCTGCAAAAATCTTTTACAGCGAGCGCATGCGCTACGACTTGTTTCATCGCATGTCTTGCTTTCCCTTTCGCCAAATATGGCGCCCATAATTCACTAATAATTTTTTCTTCGCTGCGGCCTCTCCATCTGACAGGTTTATATTGTTCACTCAATTCACCGTTTTTTATTTTTCTTAAAATTTTAAGATTTCTTTTAATTGTGTCTCTATCGCCAACTGATCCCACTAAATAGCTATCTGTAGGTTCTTTGTAAAAACGATTTATAATTCCAGCAATATCTTTTTGTCTCTGATCTTCCCACGATGTAAAATAAAAATCAGCAGTGGGAATTATAAATCTCATTCTTTCTATATTAGCTCTATAATCACCGCGTATTTGACCCGAAAAAACGACAGCTACTCTCATTTTGTCTCTCTTAAATATAATTCTAAATCTTCTGGTGTACCGAGTCCCCACATTTGATCTATTTCATAAGCAATGATTTTTTTACCATCAGCAATTGCTTCATTAAAAACAGGACACACGTAAAATTCATTGTTGACTCGAATGTTTTTATCTATCATTTGTTTTGCATATTTAACAAAATCACTACCATGTTTCCAATAATAAAAACCAACAGTAGCATCATCACTAATTGGATTTTTCTCTGCAACTTCTGTCACATATCCGTTATTTATTTTTGCGAACGACCATTTTGGATGTGTAGCTTTAAAAGTCACTATGCCACCATCACAATCAGATTCTTGCATTTTGTACATAAACTCTACTGGATTCCATTTCACATATTGATCACTATTTGCAAAAAATAATGGATTATTATTATTGATATATTCTTCGGCTTTTAGAGCAGTAACAGCGGCTCCTTCTGTTATATGATCAATGTCAATGATAGTATTATTTGCATTAATC